CCTCCGCAAGGAACTTGCTTCGCTGTTCACGAAGCCAGACACGGCCCGCATCCTCAAGGCAGCGCTCGACAAGGCAATCGCCCCGGTCGTCGAGCGGCTGAGAGCGAACACGCCCGTCGGCCCGACCGGCAACCTCAAGCGAGCCGTGCAAGGAAAGACGGTCGCGTACGCCAAGGACGGCAACGCAGTTGGGATCGTGGGCTACCGAGCGGCGGCTCGCGAGGCGTCGAGCCCAGCTGGCGGTGGCGGCAAGCGTCGCGTCGGCAAGGATCGAGGATTTCACCAGTACATCATCGAGGGCGGTGCGAAGGAACGAACCGTCTCGAAGGCTGCGAAGCGATCCTACCAGCGGACGGGACACAGCCGCCGAACGAGAAACGGCACGGTCGCTGTCGCGTCGCACCTCGTCACGATGAAGGCGGACTACTACATCGCCTCGTCGTTCTCGGCGGTGAACTTCCGATTCAAGCGTGGGGCGGAAGTGCAGACCGAGCCGCCGTACCCGGCGGCGTTTTTCAAGCGGTCCAATCAGCCGATTCAGTTGCCAGCGCTCCAGCCTGGCGGTCGCTCGGGACGCCCGCCACTGGCGACGACGTGGTCCGAGACGGGCACGCAGGCGGGCGAGATCCTGCTGCGTGAGGTGCGTGCCGCGATCAGTCAGGCACTCGACCGGCTTTCGGCGCTGGGAGAGGCTGCGTGAAATCACCCGAGAAAGCCGTCGCTGACGCCCTGCTCGCCGACCCGGACGTGTCCGCGATCGTGGGTGACCGGATCTACCCGGTGCTCGCCCCTGAGACGGCGTCGCTCCCGTTCGCGACGTGGCGGCGTCAGGCGGTCCAGCGGGAGTCGAGCCTGTCTGGCCCGGTCGGGATGCCGGTCGTCACGCTGGCTCTCGAGCTCTACGCGGCGACGTACTACGCCGCACGAGAACTCGCCGATCGGTGCCGCCGGAAACTGGATGGGTGGCATACCGACGTGGGATCATCAGTAAGCGTCCGACACGTCGAGCTCCAGAACGAGTCGGACGGGTTCGTACAGTTGGCCGGTGGCGACCTGCCGCCGGTCTACGCGGTTACCCAGACGTACACGATCCTCTGGCAGGAGAATTGACCGATGTCGCAGTCCACGCCGCATGATGGTGCAGGGACGGTTCTCAACCTCTTCGGGACGATCTACACCGTCACCAACATCGTCATCAGCACCACGAATCCCGGCGACGCCGAGGGTGCGACGATCACGGTCGGTCATCTCGGTCAGACGACCGGCGAGACGCTCGCGACGATGGACGCTCCGCTCGTTGTACCCGCCGCCGACGGCGGCACGGGTCGTCAGATCACGTTCGACTATCTCGGCAAGACGATCATCTACGATCGCACGACCGGCACCTGCACGATCACGACCGGCGGCACGACGCTCATCAACGGCAAGGCCGCAACGGTGCAGTCGAGCACGCTGACGCTTGCGACGAACGACGCGGTCCGTGGGCAGGCGACGGTCGCCATCGCTCGGTGAGCATGACGGAGGTCATCCGTCATGGCGATCCGGGTATCGGGCGTTTCGGTCACGTGGGGCGGTAGCGCCGTCGAGCAGGTCTCGGACGCTACGCTCGCCCTCCAGCGTGGCGCTCCTGCGGCACGCACGGCGAAATGGACGCTCGACCTCGGTGAGGTCACGCTCACTGCGTTCACGCGTACTGCCCTGCCCGACAGCGACTACGGGCAGCGTCGTCGTCTGACGATCACGGCGCAGAACGACCAAGGCACGGCGACGGCGAGCACGTTCACGGTGTTCGACGCCGACTGCGTCTACCTCGGTCCCGAGATCCGAGGCGAGTTGAACAACGTCTGGCGGTTTGACCATCAGTTCAAAGTCATGGATACGGTCGGCGGTACGACCGCATATCCAGCGTGAGGCATGCGATGGCGACTCTGACTCTCGAACAGATTCTCGCGGCGAACGACATGGGGCTGCTCGGCCCGATCAACGTGCCTGAGTGGGGCGGCGACGTGTACATCCGCGTTATGAACGTCGGCGAGCGTGACAGCTACGAGCGGAAATGGATCGGCAAGCGCGAGACGGGCATCGAGAACTTCCGTGCCGAGTACCTGAGTCGCTGCCTTTGCAACGACAAGGGCGAGCTCCTGTTCACTCGCGACAAGGTCGATCTTCTCGCGAGCAAGAGCGGTGCGGTCGTCTCGCGGCTGTTCGATCAGGCGCTCAAGCACAACAACATGACCTCGGAGGACGTGGAGCAACTCGCAAAAAACTGAATGCCTCGCCGTCGCGTCGGTATCTCTTCGCGTTGGCGGGGCATCTGGGCATGACGGTGCGTGAGCTCTGCGAGCGGATGGACTCTCGCGAGCTCTCGGAGTGGATGGCGTACACGCGTTATTTCGTGGCGCTGCCCGACCCGTGGCTCCAGACCGGACTGCTCGCGTCGATTGCGACGGCTCCCTACACCGACCCGAAGCGAGGCAAACCACCGACGGCGACTGACTTCGTGCCAACGCTCCAGGCACCGCAGCACGAGGAGCAGGACCGGGCAGCGATCGAGAGACTGAGGCGGGAACTGGGGATCGTGGACTGATGGCGAACGTACTCGGACTCGCGCTGAAGATTTCCGCCGACGCGTCGCAGCTGAAGCTGACGCCGGTCGAGCGTGCGCTTCAAGCGATCGACAAAGAGGCGAAGCGAGTTACGTCTGCGTTCGACAAGTTCGCCGACTCAAGTGCGGCGGCTGCTCAAGCGCAAGAGCGTGCCGGTGATTCTTTCGCAGCCTTGTCTCTCCAGCTTCAGAAGAACCAGATCAGCGCCTCCGAGTTCGCAGAAGAGTTCAGCGCCCTCGGTGCTGCCGTCAACGCAGAGGCGGAGGCGTTCGCGAGAGCGGCGGAAATAACCGAGTCCGTTGTAGCGCCCGCAGAAAGGTTTCGCGAAAAGATCGCTGAGCTCGATTCGCAGCTCGAGGCAGGTCGCATATCGGCAGAAACATATGCCCGTGCAGTGCAGCAGGTGCAAAACGACTTCAGTGGTCTCGATCAAACACTGACCGTTGTAGAGCAGCGGGCTGGAAAGTTGTCGAGCATATTCGGCAAGGTCGGCGATACGTTCAATGCCGTCTCTGGTGCGGCAGCTGGCATCGGAAACGCGGTGCGGTCCATTTCCGAAGCCGGATCTGCGGCGATTCAGTTCGGATTCGATATTGCCAAGGCGACTGCTGCCTTCAAGGTCTTCCAGACGATTACGTCCAACTACAGTGTTCCGCAGGGGCTGCTTGGCATTGTCTTGAACCTCGGAAAGTTCTTGACGGTGCTGAAGGTGGCCGAGGTCGCTGCGGCACAGTTAGGCGTCGATATCAGCGGCGTTGCTGATGCTGCCACGAAGGCGAGTCTCGTCTTCGCTGGATTCAAGGTTGGGCAACTTGCAGGACTCGACAAGGCACTTGCTCCGGCAATCGCCACCATTGGGACGGCGCTCCCTGCCGCTCTTTCTCGCGTCGGCGTTCCATTGGCTGCGACGAACGCAGCCGGGGCGGCCATCACGGCGACATTTACTCGTCTGATCGGATTTTCGATACCTGGGTTCGGGCAACTCGCTGCCGCTGTCTACACGGGCGTTACGGCGTTTGCGGCAGCAAGGGACCGATCCTTCGAGCTCGCCGAGCAGCTTCGCGAAGGCGTCGTTACAGCCGAAGAACTAAATGTGCAGTTCGGCGAGCGCACGACGCAGAACGTTCAGCGTCTTGCTGCTGCGATAGACGCCGTGCAGGCTTCGCAGCAATCCCTTTCGGCGTCCGCTCGCTCACTGAGCGACGCATTCGTGACTCCGTTTGTCGGGGCGTTTGCCGAACTTCAGTCAGGCTTCGCTTCGTTGACGCAGGGAACGTCGGCGGCCGTGTCTGGTCTGTCGTCGCTTATCACGCCGTTTGCGGACGCTATCGGCCCGATCTTCACCGCCGTCGGTTCTGTCGTGCGTTTGCTTGCTGAACTGGGGTCAAGGGTAGGCACGGTAGTCGGAGCAATCGGCGAGTTTGCCGGGGCACTTGCTGGAATCCCGCTGTCAATCGTTGGGAACGCCTTGGGAACGGTCTCTGACGCCGTGGCTCTGCTGGTAGATGGCGTTGTGTCACTGGTCGATGTAGCACTGACACCATTCACGACCGCCCTCGGAACTGTGTCAGACATTGCAGCACAAGCATCACAGTCGTTTTCGGCGTTCGTTTTGCCGGTTGGCTCTGTGCAGGCAGCAGTGACAGCGGTTTCTTCGGCGATCACGGACAGGCTTCAGCCTGCCTTTCAGTTCATCAACAGCACGGCTACGCGAATAGCGACAATCATCCAGACCGCATTCCAGCAAGTGCAGGAATACTTCGCCGTCTTTTCGGAAGTGTTTGGCGTACTCGTTCGCGACAATGTAGCAGCATTCCTAGAGTTCACAGGTCTCGGGCAAGTCTTTACGTCGTTCGCCAACGGGCTTTCAGAAGCCTTCACCGCAGTAGAGGAGACAATCGCCGGAGTCGGCGTCATTGTTGGAGAGTTCACCAACGGCGTTCTGAAGTTTGCAGAAGACTGGCTCGGAATTGTGCCAACTATTGAGGAACCAGTAGTCGCCACGATCGAAGTAAACACAGGAGACGCACTGGCCGAACTGATCGCCGAGAGCCAGACGCTCGGCCCACTCATCGACGGCATCACGAAGAGCGTCAGCGACGCGATCAATCAGTCTGCCCAGTTCGGCGAAGCCGGGTTCGATGCCGCCCTGCGGTACCAGCAAGGCATCGACGACCTGAAGGAAAAGCTCGCGGGCGGCTTCTTCAACGAGGAGCAGTTCCGTATCGAGGCCGAGAAGGCTCGCGTGGCGTTCCAGAACGAACTCGACCGCATCAGTCAGGACGCCAAGCTCGAAATCCAGATTGATGAAAACGCGGCCCGTACGCTGGAAGGGCTCCGCTCACAGATCAACGACGTGGTCGCGGACTCTGCGAATCTCGGGCAGGCGGGTTTCGACGCAGCCCTCCAGTACCAGAACGCCATCGAGCGGCTCCAGCAGCAGTTCGAGCAAGGCGTCGTGAACGAGACGACGCTTGCCGCCGAGGCGAAGAAGGCACGCGAGGAATACGACCTGCAAGTCAAAGCCATCGAGGCGGCGACCGCCGCACAGCAGCAGCAAATCGACAACGATCGCAAGCGGATTGAGTCTCTTCTCCAGGTGAACGACGCAGCCCAGCGAATCACTGACGACATCGCCTCGGTAGACCGTGAAATCTCGCGGGTTCAAGAAGAACTCGCACGTGCCGAGGGAGAGCTCAACGCCGCCAGTGCAGAGACGGCACGTCGTCGCCTCGACGAACTTGAGCAACTCCAGAACCGACTCGCTGACGACCTGCAAGCCGCTGCCCAAGGCTTCGAGCAGGGCTTCGACAAGGCGTTCGAGGCGACCGGGAAGAACTTCTCCCGCCTGGCCGATCAAGCGAGCGAGTTCGGTCAGGCAGGGTTCGATGCTGCGGCCCGTTTGCAAGAGGGTATCGCTGCCGCTCAGGATCAGGCACGCGACGGAATCCTCAACCGCGAGGCATACGAGGCCGAGGTCGCCCGGCAGCAGAAGCTCTTTGAGCAGGAGATCGAGCAGGTCAAGGCGGTCGCTGACGAGCGGAAGCGGGTCAACGACTTCGTCGATCAGCAGTTCAACCTCGCACGGTTCGGAGGTGATCAGCAGCGGCTCGAAGCGGCGAACCGCGTCGCGGAGATCGAGCGAGAGATCATCCGCGTGCAGGGCGAGGTGCAGGCGGCTCGTGCCAACGGCGACCAAGCGGCGGTGAACGCTGGCATCCAGCGTCTCGGGCTGCTCGATCAAGTCGGTGCGAAGGAAACGAACATCGCCTCGGGTCGCCAGCAACTCGAGCAGCAGATCGCTCAGCAGCGTGACCAGTACCTTCAGCAGCTCGCCGAGCAGCAGAAGAAGAGCGAGGAGGAGCAGAAGAAGTTCGCCGAAGAGCGTGCCAAGG